CCGGCGAAACCACAATCACAATTAGTGATGCGTCCGCCGTGTTCACACCGATTGCTACTGCGCTCGAGGCAATTGTTGAGGTTGACGCCTCCAATTTGGATATTGCTGGTGGATTCGACCATGTTGCCTGCCGGGTAACTACCAGTGCAGCGATTACTTGCAGTACCACTGCAATCTTTGACCCTCGCTATTCACCTGGACAACAGGTAGCAGCTGAGAAATATGACTGCGAAGTTTAAGTTCAATGGGGGCTACGGCCCCCATATTTAATCTCAGGAGGTGAGAACAACGAACACATATTTGGCATTAAAAACATTCGGAGCCCATGTTGCCGGTGATAGATTTAAGGCTAATGAGCAAATTGGAGCTAAACTAATCCGGCAGGGGCTGGTATCCTTGGTTGACGATTATGACAATGAGCAGGTTCAGCTGAGATGGGAAAATGAATGTTTGGAAGTCTATAACCGGCAGACCGGACGCGTATTGCTGAGGATACCACCGGGAGGGATAACCGTATTACCTGTAGATATTATTGGAAACGTAACCGGGAACGCTGATACAGCCACAAGAGCAACAGCCGCCGACAGCGCAGACAGCGCCACAAAAGCGGAAGGCATTAGAATAAGTGGTACAGTCCCGGTAAACGCGGATGCCGCCAGCACGACCATCGGCAGCGGGGAGGACGCCGAGGGCAAGATCACCGTCACAGTCGTTAAAGCAGGGGCAGGAGGGAATCTATATACAATCGCTGTAAGCACTGGAGGCGACTCAGATTGTGATCTGACCGCCACCATAGATAATAAGGCAATAACCGTCGAACTTGGCAAGAGTGGAGAAGTTTTAGACGACACTAAGAATGCCGCCGATAATGTAGTGAACGTGATTAAAGCCCTGACTGTGGTGACGGCTACTAAGGACATAGATGGCCCGCTGCAAAGTGCGGTGGAGACTAAAAACTTTACAGGCGGGGAGAACGGCACCGAGGGCAACGCAGGCGATATTGTGTTGTATGACGAGATATTATATGTCTGCACAGAAGTGGATCCTGACAGCGGCCCATACTGGCAAAAAGTCGAGTTGACTGAGTTAGGGGGTACTCCATGAAATATACCGTAATCCGATCCTTCAACGATGGCTTGACCGGGTTCAAGGAGGTTGGCAGCTACATCGAACTTGATGATTGGCGCGCTGCCAAGCTCAGACGCATGGGGCTTATTGGTGGCCGGTATGAAGAGCCAATAAGAAATGCCGTCCCGGAAGTACCCGAAGTCAAGAAGGCCGTTAAGAAAACTAAGAAAAAATAAGGGGGTGGCATAATTGGCTATCCTGGACGATGTAAAGGTGGCTCTGCGGATAGCCGCAACCACTAACAACTTTGACACAGAAATACAGGACCTTATAAATGCCGCCATAGCCGACTTAAAGATGGCAGGAGTGGCAGCTGATAAGGCGGTAGACTCCGACGCTTTAATCAAGCGGGCCATAGTAACCTACTGTAAGTCGCACTTCGGGTACGATAACCCCGATGCCTCACGGTTCTGGCGGTCGTATGAATCGCTAAAAATGCACTTAACATTATCAGCAGACTATAACACTGAGGCGGTGGTGAGTCCATGAGGCATAACCAAATCATTAAACTGATCAATATTATCACCACCGAAGATGCAATCGGCAACCAGATCGCTTCGACTACCAAGCGCACGGTCTACGCCAACGAATACTATGTCAGCCAAAGTGAGTTCTACAAGGCCGCAGTAGCCGACCTAAAGCCGGAGAAGCAGTTCGAATTGTATTCCTATGAGTACCAGGGCGAACCAAAGTTGGAGCATGACGGGAAAGTCTACAACATCATCCGCACTGAGAAGCGGGGCGACAAAACCCGACTGACCTGTGAACGTATCATAGCTGATGAGACTGGCAGTGCAAAGCTGGTAGACCATAAGTTGGTACAAGACCTCAAGACGTTGGTGGAGACTATCCTGGCTGACGAAAACGTAACCATGACAGCGGAAGATAGAGCAGCATACCAAGCGGCCCTGCTCGCTGCGTTTGTGGGGTGGTAGTATGACTAATATCGACATCGACCAGCTGGCCGCCGAAATTGCCAGGGGCCTTGCCGAATATTCTCAGGGCGTGATCGAGAATGTCAACGTATCAAGCGAGAAAGTTGGAAAAGCCGCAGTTAAGCAGCTAAAGCAAACCTCACCGAAAAGGCATGGCAAGTATGCCAAGTCCTGGACCATGACCAC